ATGTGGTGGAAAGGCACACACACCCCAATGGCGGGGTTTATTGCAGGTTCGAATCCTGCCATGGCCACAAAACCATTTCGTTGACGTCAACAAAATGATGTTTAAGCGGGTTTTACCCTCTTGCCCATACCAACCTTAGCCTTCTCCCTTTTCTTCGCTGCCAGCTTTTTCTTTCCTATCTCTCCTGCCGTTTTTGGAGTGTCTTTGGACACCTTCTTCGTTGGTCGGCAGTATTCATTCTTCCCCCCTGCTCCGCAGGGCTTTCCTGTGCGGGTGTCCACCCATTTTTCTGCCTCCCACCGCTTCAACGATGTACCTGCCTCGCCCTTTCTTACTGAACCGCTTTCTTTTCGGCATTTGGCAATAGCCTGAGATGCCCTTGCCGATGGGAAAACTTTGTAGGAGGCTTTAACCTTCCGATAGCACGCATCTTTAACCGACATTGGCGTATTCTTTTTTAGCGTCAAACGATGGGCAGGCTTTATTCACCCCCAAAAAGTCCTTATGCCCCTGAATTATTGCGGTGGGGTACTTTTTCTTCCAACTATGTAGCACTTGAAGGAGGGCTTCCTTCTGACCGCCCGTTCTATTATCGAGTGGATTGAGCCTCGAATCGACACCTCCGATATAACTAACATGAAGTGAAACAGAATTATGCCCAGCGACCCCGTTACATACCGTTTCATCCGAAGCCAATGTGATAACCTCCCCATTTGGTTTTACAATTTTATGATAGCCAGGCGATTTCCATTTTAATTGCTCTTTCCAATACTTAACAATAGCTTCAACGGAAGCCGCCTGAGGCGTTGCCGTGCAGTGAACGACTATGTATTTGATGTTTCTCATTTTGCTTATTATGGGACAAAATTAAATATTATTCACCTTCTATTGAGTACTAGTAGTCGTAAACCGAGCATCTATAATACGATTATCAACGCCATCCATTCTCATCTTACAGTATTTCAGCTTCATCCAGTATCCACCGAGCGGCTTCGGCGGTCTGCCTCGCTCAACGTGAAAGCCACCCACCCCTCCATGATACTCCTCCTTGTATGTCGCTGTACGAATTTGGTGTAGAGGCCGTTGTTTAATCAGATAGTCTTTCCTGTTTAGGTATGTAACCATGTTGATATGATGATACAACTCGTGAACGTGCCCCTGCCAAGTACAGTCATAACCTTCTACCATCGCCATAATCCTTTGGTCTTGAATAACCCCTTTTGTTACTGAACCTCCTCCGCCCGAGCCGTGGTAGTAGTACATAGCGAAACGGTTGTAATGCTTCGCAACTGTGCCGTTACGGAATCCAAACAAGATTGCCCCGCCGTATCCTCCAATCTGAACACTGGTCTTGCACTCGTGATTGAGTAGGGTTATAAACATCTGTAAGGCATCGAACTCTACGTTTTTGATAACCCCCGTTTCATGGTTTCCATATCCGATGAGGATAATATTCTTAGCATATGGCTTAAACCATTCAACAGCACTATTGACAACCGCTTGGAGGTAGTTGCCCACATTATGCTCGGGTCTTATGTCGTTCTTGTTCCTGCGAGGGTCTCCACGCCCCTGCATCAAACAAAAGAAGTCCCCATTTACAATAATCCCTGCCCCACGTTCTACTGCCTCATCGAGGTGTTTTTTGAGTAAGCTTCTATCACAGTGTGGATTGTCCCAGTGAAGGTCGCTAATAAGCAAGAACTCTGCTTCTCTCCCTTCCAAGTCAACGGTATGTACGTTGGCTGAATGTCGGGTTATATTCATTTTAGGTTGTTGCGAGTACTCACAAATATACACCACTAAAATTTAGTCGATTTTAAGGGTTCACCCCTTAACTTTGCCCCAATGGAATCTAAAGAACCCAAGAAAGAAACGCGAGGCAACCCAAACATTCGGGAAGTTAGCGTAAACACGAGGTTTACTAAAGGTATAGACCCTAAGCACGTTGTATTGGTTGACGACCTAAAGAAAAAAGATTTAAGAAAAATGATTGAGGCCGAGTTATCTAAGAAGATTAACGGTGTAACTCGTGCCGAAGGCTTAGTCGCTCGACTAATAACTATGGGCATCCAGGGAAATATGAGGGCTATTGAGCTAATCTTAGCCTATTTGTATGGTAAGCCTCAAAATCAGGTGATAGAAGCAGACAATAAGCCATTTGTTTTAGAGCTGACAGAACCAGAAAAGGATGAAGTAGAAACCATGAAGCATAGTTATGAACAAGTTATAAACCAAGAAGTCAATGAAACTAACGGCAAAGCAGACGTTAGCCTATAAATTGGCTTTAAGTGGGGAGAAGCAGTTTATTTTATTCGGGGGGGCGATTAGGGGAGGCAAAACTTACTGGCTTCTACTCACATTTATATCACTTTGCTCTAAATACCCAAAATCTCGTTGGTGCATAGTTCGTGCCTCGAGGCCAACGTTAGAGCGAACCACTATGGTTACGTTCAATACGTTATTAGCAGAGGGTCTTAGGCACTATATATCTTCTTACGATAAGGCTTCCCTTGTAATAACCTTCACCAATGGCTCTGAACTCATCTTTATGGGTGAGAACTACGACACCGATAAAGACTTGGACAGGTTTAAGGGCTTGGAGATAAACGGAGGCGGTATTGATGAGATTAACGAGTGTCAGGAGGCTACCCTTTACAAGATGCTTGAACGCTCGGGCTCATGGAACAACGCTGAAGGCCGCCCCCCTATTGTAGTATTGGGAACGTGCAACCCTGCGAATAATTGGGTGAAGGAGAAGGTTTACGACCAATGGATGAAGGGCACTCTCCCCGAAACGTGGGCATACATTCCATCAAAGATTACGGATAACCCGCACATCCCTGATGACTACCTAAACTCACTGAAGGCCAATATGCCTGAATATGAGTACCTGCGTTTCGTTGAGGGCGACTGGGAGGTTCAGGAAAAGCCTGAAAACCCATTTTTCACGGCATTTGAGCCAAAAGATCATGAGGATAAGGGCGCGTTTTTCAACCCGAACCTGCCGATTTTATTTGCCTTCGACTTCAACTTACAGCCGTTTGCTGGCATTGTTGCCCACAAGTGGAAGGATGACAATGGCGAACACTTCCACATAGTCGATGAGTTCTCCGTTCCCGATGGCTCTATACCAAAGATGATAGACACGATTAAGGAGAGATATGAGCCATACCTTCCGATGTGTCAGATAACGGGCGATGCTATGGGCAAGAGGGGCGATTTATCTCAGAGGGATAATGCTAACTACTATGAGCAGTTAGCTCGTGGGCTTAAACTATCGGGGAAGCAAATCCGCGTTCAGGACAACCCTAAGCACGAGAACTCCCGTGCCGAGTGCAACTACATTCTAAGGCACTACCCTGACTTCAAGGTGAATCCTAAGAGCTGCCCCAACACTTCGAGGGACTTGAGGATGCTCAAATGCGATGCCATGGGCACGATAGTAAAAAGAAACAGGAATATTATAACTCAGTTAGCCGACCACGGAGATTGTGTTCGCTATGCCTTCCACACATTCTTAGGGGAGTGGTATATTTACCACTTGAAAAAAAGCGGATATAAACACATTCCCTATGAGCTGTATTGAATGTACCAACTGCCCCTCCATAGGCTCTTACGACATTTGTTGTGCCGAAATAACTGTTGCTGAGGGGCTCACACCTGCTACCGACTATCTTGTTCGCATCCTCGACCTTACACTGAACCGCTATACCCAACAAACGGTTACTGCGAGTGGATTGGGTGAGCTGACGATTGCTATTGACCAATATACATTCTCACCGAATAGAACCTACGAGGTTACTGTTCATGCTGATGAAACCTGCAATGTTGATGACGACTTGGAGTTTGGACAACCAGGAACTGGCGATGATGTTGATTGCGTATCCTTTACACTATTTTATGCTGATTGAACGAGCCGTAGTAGTTAGCCTACTCATTGTAGCCACCCATATTTCAATGGAGGATGGGATGATTCTGAATAGATTCAGGGCATTTTTAGCAAGGCTAATCCCCGAATGTAGCATTTGGAGTAAGCCTATATACAACTGTGTCGGGTGTATGGCCTCTATTTGGGGGGTAGTCTATTACGCTCTGACCGCCCTACTGCCCTGCTTTGAATTTAACTTTGTGGAAATGTCGATTGTGTGTATAATGTGCATACCTTTGAACTTTATTTTCATAAAGTTATCATGATAGCAGAACTGCTCTACAAGTGGTTTCCAAGACAATTCAATCAGCTTGTTTGGGATTCTACTTACAAACCAAAGAAGAACCAAGGGTTGAAGTATGCCTTCACCTGTGAGGGGCATAGGTACTACGTCTACGAAACCCTTTTTGAGATGCCTGTTGAGAGGCTTGGCAGGGCGCAAGACTTTGTTTTGCAGTTGCAGAGGATGGTGAGTGAAAGTGAGTTGGACAAGTTTTTGGAAGCGATGGAGAGTGCGCTATTTGAGTCGACAAGTGGGGAGAAGTTGAAAGGTCTATCGAAAATCGGATTTTTAATAGGCGAGATGAAAGAGCGCAAGAAGCTGCTTCTTCACCCCGAAATTATGATGGAGTTATCTGGGTGTATGCTCATTAGGGAGGACCAAGACCCTGGCGTTTGGGATGCTGAATTTGAGCAGAAGAAGATTGAAACATTTAGAAAGAACTACAAAGGGAAGGGGTTGTATGATTTTTTCGTTTTAGGCGGGTTGAATCAGTTCTTTCCCAATTTCAGCTCTTTCGAAAAAGACTGGGAAATATATTGGGAGATGGCACAAGCCCGCCTCAAAGCCCTAAACAAGACAGTGGAATATTTTCCCTCGGTAGGCAACTTTACGACCAAGATAAACAATTTAGGGAGTTAATAATATACTGCTCTGATGGCAACATAGAGATGTATAATGCCTACACAAAATCCTCTATTGAAAAAGCTTTAACTTTGCTTGAGTTTAACCAAGAAAGGCGAAAGCGAGAGCTTGAGTCGATAGAAAAGCATGGCAAAAATACAAATCGAGTACACGGCAAACGTTGAGAATTTAAAAACAAAACTCAATGAGCTGGTTAAGATAAACGAGACGCTCAGTCGCTCTGTTTTCGCCACCAAGATGGCCTTAGAAGATATGTCGAAGGCAACATCTCAATCTACGACAAAAAAGGCACTTGAAGATATTAAAAAAGCATCTGATGGTGCATCTAAGTCTGCCGAAACTGCCGCAAATTCATTAAAAAAGGCTGCCAGCACGCCACCGCCAAAGTCTAACTACAAAAATTGGGCTAAGGAAACTGAGTCTATAATAAAACAGCTCTTTTCCAATGTCCTTGAATATGAAAAAAATGTTGATGCCCGCAGGCAGAAGTTTGCCAATGACGATGTAAATAGAAGGCGAAAAACTGCTAAGGATGTAGAAAAGTACGACCAAGAAACCAAAAGGCTATGGTTAGCTCATCTTGCAGAGATGGACAGGGCTGCTGCCGAATCTCAAAAGCGCAGGTTAAAGCTTGGTGAGGAAAGAGTAAAGGCTAAGCAGCGAGAGGCAGAGGCCAAGAAAAAGGCTGATGCAGAATACGTTAAATGGTGGGAGAAAGAGCTTAGCAGGCTTGAAAAAGAAGAGGCTAAAAAAGCTCGGCAATCTGTTCAAACCGCAGAAAGGGCAGCAAGAGAAAGGGCGGCTTCCGAGGCTCGTTCTTCAAAGCAAAGGGAGGCAGAGCAGAAAAGGCTGACCAGGGAAACTGAAAGAGAGGAAAGGAGAAGGGTTGTTGCTACTCAAAAAGCAGAGGCAGAAAGGGTAAAAGCATCTCAAAGCTCAACTGAGTCAATGATGAAGCCATTATTGGCTTTAAGGGGGTATGTGTCTGCTGCATTTGCAGTTGGCTCTATTGTAAGCTTCGGTGAAGAGGTTATTAAACTTCTCGCAAAGCTCGAGTTACTTGAGTCAAGGTTAGGTTTCATATATGGCGGCACTGGTGCTGGAAACGCCGCCTTCATAAGGCTTTCATCGAGTATAAAAGAACTTGGACTTGAATATGAAGAAACATTAGAGCAAGCGACTTCATTTAGTATTGCCGCACAACAAGCTGGATATACTACTACTCAAGTCGAAAAAATGTTTATAAGCTTTGCGTCATCATTAAGGGCTGCTGGCTCAAGCTCTCTTCAGGTTCAGAGGTCTTTCTATGCCCTTCAGCAGATGATGTCTAAGGGCGTTGTTTCTGCGGAGGAGTTGAATAGGCAGATGGGCGAGTCTTTACCTGGTGCGGCTATGCTTATGTTTAAGGCTTACAAAAATCTACACCCAGAGCTTGTCCAAAATTTTGAAGATTTCCGTAAGCTTCAAAAGGAGGGGAAGATATTAAGCGCAGAGGTATTGCCAGAGTTCATTAAGGTCTTGGAAGAAGAGTTCGGGCCTGCACTTGAAGGGAAGAAGAACTCTTTGTCGGCTCGATTAAATCGCCTTAGTCAAGCTTATACAGCGTTCAAGGCATCTCTTTTAGATACTGCGCCAATTAAAAATGCCACAAGTGCGCTCGAAAATATGCTTAACAAGATGACTGCGCTGATGAGTTCAAAGAGACTAAGTTTTTTTGAAAAACTATTGGGTTTCTCTGGAGGTCCTTCCGCGGAGTTCATCCAACTGAAAGCAGAAGTAGAAGAAAATCTTAAATTGCAGGAGGCGAATTATATTCAAACCAAGGTTCAGGAAAAGAATTTGGCACTCTCTAAACTGACTAAAGAAGAGCAGCAAGAGAGGTACAACAATCTTGAAAAAGAGATAAAGGCTTACAAAACGTACCTTGAGCTTATATCAAAAACTCCTGGGGCCGCAGATTTTCTTGACCGATATGCAATTACTTCCCCCCAAGTTGCACCTCAGTTACAAAGACCAGAGACTATGGCTGGATTTGACATAACCAAAAGGGGGTATCGGGACATAAGTAAAGTCGAGCTTTCCATAGCAGAGCAACTATTAAGGGATTTAGGCGTGATGATTAGTTCTGAGGGTGCGCCAACGGGAGATGAAGATAAAGAAAGCCCAAGAATTAAATTCCTTGAACAAGAAATCCTTCTTTTGAAGGCTAAGATAATGGCTGAGGAAGATGCTATTAAAGTGATTAACGAAAAAGCTGAATTTGAAATTAAGACCACTGAAACCTTAGTTTCATTGAAAATAAAATTAGCAGAGGCGGAAGAAAAGGTAGCCTTATTAAAGGCCAGTGGTGCTGGCGAAACTGCAATAGCGATGGCTAAAAAAGAGTCCGAGGTTTTGCAGCAGCAAATTGAGTTAAGGCAACACGAAGAGCAGTTAATGATAGATAACCTTGAGCTGCAAAAAATGATTATACAACAACGGCTTTTGTTAGTTAAAGAGGGCTCTATTGAAGAATACAAGCTTAGGGAAGAGTTGCTAAGGAAAAATCAGGCGATAGAAATACTAAAAGCAAAAGAGAACTCGGAATTAGTTAAGAAGATAACTGCCGATACCAATGCTGAAATCAAAAAGATGTATCAGGGCTTGGCTAATGAGGTGAAAGATTTTATGGCTGAAGTAAGGCAGTTGCAGGAAGAGCCATTTATGGATGAGGTCAGCAAACAAGCCGATGAGATTACTAAAAAATATAATAAGACAATACAAGAGTTAAGGGATAAGTTTCAGAAAAACGTACTTAGCTCAGGCGGGTTTACTCAGTTTGATATAACCCAAACTGCAACTACTACGAGCCCTATGCTTGCAGAGCCGAACATATTAGCAGGTATAGCCGACCAAGCACAAGTAGAGAAGGTTAAAAAGGCAACGGAAGAGCTTGAAAAAGAAATCTCTAAGTTGATAGCAGCCAGGGATAAACTACTGCAAGATTTGGGCAAAGGCGAAAAAGACTTTTTAGGTCTAAGCCCAGACGAACTTGAAAAGTTGCAAAAAGCACTCCAGGTAGCCATCGACTTATTTCAAGATTACTATGATGCTCGCACCGAGATAGCCAAGAACGCCATCGAAAAAGAGCAGGCACTGTTAGACAAAAAGTTCGAGGCTGGTCTTATCCGTGAGAATGAGTACAACGAGGAAACCAAAAAGAATAAAGAGGAGATGGCTAAGCTTGACAGGGATGCCGCAAGGTTTGGCGTTCTAATCAACACTGCCCAAGCCATTGTGAAGCTATACACCGACTTCGATGCCATTACTGCAACTATATTAGCCGCAGGTGTCGTTGCCGTTGGTGCAACTCAGCTTTCAGCTATTAACTCCGCCCCACTTCCTGAGTTCCACGAGGGGGGCTTGGATATTAAGAAGAACGACAACAAAAAGCCTAACAAGGGGCTGAAAAGCGGGGAGTTCTATGCTAAGCTTTTAGAGGGGGAGTCGGTGATGACTCGTGAGGAAACGACTAAGTACAAAGATGTGCTGAAGGCTATCCGTGAGGACTCTCTGCCCTCGCAGATTATAAGGGGCTATGCTGCACCCGCCTATCATCGTTCTATGGATGAGCCGTACCGAATGGCTAAGGAGCAGACTTCGCTTGAATTGGCTTTTCAGAACGCTGAATTGGTTGATGCCATACGCAGGAATGGGGCTGTTGCTATTAAGAACCCCGATGAGATTGCCGATGCCATTGTTTCAAAGAGTTCCTACACCAAAATAACTAACAGGAGGAGAATAAGATGAGCTTTCAGGTCTATGTGAACAATATTGCCATAAGCGATGAGCCTATGGGCTTAACGCAGGCCACCGTTAAGATTATGCGTGATGAGCAGTTCTCTGGCATAGTTAGTAACATTGTTAGCGACCTTTCCTTTTGGGGCGATGGCTATGACATCATTTACGGCCTGTTTCAAAGCACTACGGGATGTTTGGACATTCCGATAAGGATTGAGCAAACGGATTGCTTAGGATTCATCTTTGAGGGCATAATCTTTCTTGCAGACGTAGAGTTAGACATAAGCAGGTGCATAGCGAAGTGTACGCTCTCCGACAACTCTCTTTCTTCGCTGATAGGCAGGAATTATAATGTTCAAGTTCCTGTTCACTCAAATGTTAGCTTAAATGGAACTCCGCTAACTGGCATTGGTGAGCTGTTGTTCAACCCAAACTATGCGGCAGGTGGAACGGGATGGCCATGGCCTCCTAATGAAAACCCGTTAAACCCAGAGGGTGTTGATGGGGCGTTTAAGTGGTTTGGCATTTTAGAACTTTATGAGTATATCTCTAAATACTTTCTGAATGATAACACTTTTACGGTTTCGGACTTAAATGGATACCTAACTAATTCCGCAACATATTTTGAGCCCGACCATTGGACAATACAAATAGACCCAGCAGTTACTTATTCGGGTGCAGGAACGCCAACTTGCGATGTTAGTTATAACGATGCCTTTGGCAATCAAATAACCAGAACCATAAATCTATTTCCGTGCGACCCTTCATTTGGATATAGCCCACTTAGGACTTTAACCAATATAAGAGAGGGTATTCAAGAGTATTTCTTGATAACGAGCTTAAATCCATTTGATGGCGAGTGGCAGGATAACTATTGCAATAGGGCTATGGCTGTTGGGGATATATATTATCCTGGAAGCGGTCCTCTTGGTACAAGAATTATGGATGTTTACTTCCCTTGGGATGCAGGCAATTTAACTGTTGGTAACTTTCAGAATATAACTACGGGGGCGATTACGATAACAAAAGTGAACGCTTACAACTACGGCCCGTATTATGCGAGGGTAACTTCGGGCAAAATATTGAAGAATTGGGCTAATCCCGCATCATCGGTAATGAACGGCTCTTTTGCTCGTGGCGCACAAATTAACGTTTCGTTTGCCGACCTTATGTCTGGATTCGGCAAGTTGTTCAACTTAGGCATAAAGTTTGGGATTACGGGAACGGGCGACTACACGATGACTATCGGCAAGGAGAGCGACCTGTATGAGACGACAGAGGCTTTTGCCATTGATATGCCATACGAGGTTATGCTCGTAAAAGATAATAAGTTTGGCATCTCTTCATTGAAAATAGGGAGAACTAATACTAATCCATCATTTAATTCGGGTATTCAAGAGGAGGCGAGCTATGTGAGTAACGTATGTAGTGAGCAGGATTTCGATGCATCGGTAGGATTTCAGATACCAACGGTTGAAAACCTTGTAACCTTAGATGGGATTATAAGCCTAAGCGATGACCAGCTTTATGTAGCGGAGAAAGACCCCGTTCAATATAATAATGCGATTGTAGGCAACTATTATAAGATAGCCTCCCATTTAGCAACTTATGTACGGAGAGACCCATCAGCATCATATTGCCCTGCATTATTCCGTGGTGATATGGTCGCGGGTATTGTGAACCACCCCGAAATAGCGAGGGCATACGCTCATAGGTCAGGTGATGGCTTTTCTTGGAACGGCAACTTCATCCCAAACAATAGTGGGCCGAAGATTAGGAATAGAGTTACATTTGAAGCCCCTATAACCGTTGAGCAGTTTAATCTCATTCAGGCCAATCCATATCAGAAGATACGTTTTGGCACGGGTCTTTACGAAACGGGGTGGGTGATGAGCCTTGAATACAACATTACTTCGGGAATGACTAAATTTGAACTTTTAACAGAATGAGCATACAAGCCGTACCTAATCAGCCCTTAGACTGGCAGTTACTACCTCTGCCTGAATCAGACTGCCCCGACTGCCCACCTGCCGACTATTGCAGCCCGATGCTATTCATCCAAGAGGAGGATGGCTCGGGCAACAAGTATTACACTTCCGAGGAAATGAGCTATCAGATAATAGTTCCGATAGACACGGCTTGCCCAAATGAGTTAAGTGGGATTGAAGAAAGGCCATCTCAAAATGCAACATGGACTTTGAATGATGATGGTAGTGTTCGTGTAAACTTTGGGTATAATGATTGTGATTCAGAGCCTGTGGCTGAGATAGCTTTTGATGCAATCCCCACTACCGAAGGATGCCCTCTTATTTTCGACTTCTGCTTAAATTGGGACACGGAGTGCGACCAATTCTTTACATATCCAATTTACATTCCTGTTGAAATATTTGGGGCTACAACTCCGCTGACTCAAAAAACAATAACAATAGCATCCCGACCCGACCCTGCCAGTGGCTATTGCGGAAACCTTGTTTTTGACAACATAACCGACACTACCATTGCGCTAAATATCAATGCGACTAATATCACTCCGCTTGTAGACTGCGACCCCGACCCCGAAGTTCAAGACTGCTGTTGTACTTCATTGATTACATTCTACATTAGAACGGGTTGCGGATTTAAGCCTAATGGTGCTTCTCCTGTCGGAGAGCCTATTGATACTGATGCGGTTTTTAACCAAACCTATTACAGTGTTGATACATACGATGCTCAGAACTATGTGATAAGCGGAGGGTTTCAAATAACTGAAATATGGGCAGTCCCAACAGTAGGGCAACTATACTCATGGGATGACTATCGAGCCAAGTGTATGAACATATATCTTGGATTTGATGCCACTTGTTGTGGCGAGGATATTTGTGATGCGAGCTTCATCTCCACCTGTATTAAACCGATAACTGACCCTTGCGGAACGGTAAAAGTTACATACTACCAAGATGTAACCTCTGACTCCGATTCACTGGGCTTTGGCTTCATCTACCCTGCCGCCAACCCTCCTTCTTCTACATTCAAGCAATATATGCGGTTTAAGGCCAATGTAAGGGATGCTAAGTATGATGGGGCGATGGTGTCGTATCAGGATTCTTTGGGGCGCAAAAGGGTTGTTTATGCTGAGAGGAGGAAATCTCTAAGCCTGAACACCGACCTACTCCCCGAATTTGTCCACGATGCTTTGAGTTTAGCTTGTAGGCACGACAATTTCTTCCTTGAAGATGAGTTGTTCGGAGTTAACAACAATTTCTTCACGCGCTCTACTGACTATTCCCCCACCTATGTGCGTATGAGCAGGCTTGCGCCCGTTAAATTGGAGGTTGAGGCTAAGACTCAGAACCTAAAAAAGAATATGTGCATTTAGTATATTTGCACTGTTGTCGTGATGTTGTGGCGGGGACTTGCCATATAAAAGTTCATAGACCCTTTCAATTATAAAAAAATGGCTTTTTGCTCAATAGAATGCTCCAATTTGCCCCCACACGAAATTGTGGATTGCGGAGCTTATAAACTTGGCGGTATTTCCGCTGCTGCTATCGTCTTTTGCGATGCTGAACTTCCTGCGACTGCTGCGGGTTGGAGTACCGATGATTGGTACGAAGATACCGTTGCTGTCGACCAGCTATTCCGTATTGCTGGTATTAAGGGGACTGTTGCATCTCCTGCTGCCGTTGAAGTGCCCAATCCGATTGCTTGTGGCCCTGAGAACATTCTCGTAGGCTTTAACTGGACTTGCACTTGGCAGGATGCCAATGCTACGGGCTATCAGTCAGTGGGTTCAGGCTCTTCTAATGGAAACACTAAGTTCTACTGCGACCTGAACACTCAGACCACTTACTTGATTCTGTACTTGTGCGGAAGCGATGAAGTGATGGTGATTACAAATCCCACGAACTACCGTGCGGCTTTGATGGTTCCAGATAATGACCGTGCGTTGCAGATGTTTGAGGTAACGGCTTCTGCCTACATCCCCGTAGGAGATTGTATTCAGAAGTACCCTGCGCCTCCAACTTTCTTCTCTACTCTTTAGTCTTAGAGTTTGGTAACATTAAGAGCTGCCTTATGGCGGCTCTTTTTGTTTACTTTTGTCCCTATGAGTACAGCAATCGTTCTTATGGCCTTCGGTAAGAAGGAATACTATCAGATGGCCTATAATATGGCCTTATCCATCCGAAGGTTTAATAGCTACATCCCGATTCATCTCATTCACGATGATAAGTACAGCCTCCCTGACCACAAGTCTTGGGTTTTCAGCATAAGAACTCCGATTGACGAAAGGGATTTATATCAAAATGGGTTGTTTAGTCCTGGTATGGCTAAGCTAAACATAGACAGGTATTTAGTCCACGATGTGAACATATACCTCGATGTAGATGGAATTTGCATTAAGCCATTTGATGACATCATACTAAAAGCTCAAAATTCACCAGGATATTTCTATGCGCTCATTTCTAACCATTGGTGGGCTACAAAAGAAACTATTTGGCATTACCACGAGATGCCTAAAAATGTAGAAATTCCAACGATAAACTCATCTTTTCTTGTATTGAAGAAGGGGAAGCAGTTAAGCCATTTTTATGCTCAGGCAAGGGAAAATGCTTTGAACGGAGTGCCTCTTAATAAGTTATCTATGAAGTGGGGCAGGACATATCCCGATGAACTTGCCCTTAATGTAGCCTGCGTTCAGCTTAACGTAAATCCAAATGGAGGCTTTGACCCTGTGAAATTCTTTGGCCAACACCATAAGAATATTGATGATATGATAAGTGAATCGGCAAACTGCCATTTTATTTCTCTCTTTGGCGGGGCAGGGTATCTGAGTAGGTCAATATGGGAAAACTGCGACCAGCTTCTCTATGAATATCACAAGGATATGGGGCTGAACCACGAGTATAAGTGGCATAAGATACATTCCGCCAAACACGCATCTAACGCTAAGCTACAAGAGGGCAGGCCGCCAAAAAACGCTCAATGAATAAGTATGCA